GGGGTCTCCCGGGTGGTGCCCCCGGGGGGGGCGGGGGGGGGGGGGGGGGGGGGGGGGGGGGCGGGGGGGGCCGGGGGGCCGGTGGCGGCGGTGTGGGAGCCGGTGGCGGGGGCGCTGGCGGGGCGGGCGGTGTGGTCATCTGGTCCTCTCAGGTCTAGTCGGCGGGCTGGTCCTCGGGCGCGGGCTCGGGCGCGGGCACCGGGGGCACCGGGGGCACCGGGGCGGGCGGTGGCGGGGGCGGCGGGTTGGCGGCGTTCATCGCCTTCCACTCCTCGATCTCTTGCGGGCTCGCGCCCAGCCTGGCCCACAGCACCTCTCGCGGGACGCCGAGCGTGTCCATCTTGACGGCGGCGTCGGTGACCTGCCCGAGGCTCCGGGTCTCCATGTCAGCCCAGATCGTTTCGGCCTCGACGTTGGCCGCGGCCGGGCTGCCGACGATGCCGAGCGCCAGCCGCATGGCCTCCTCATACGCCTCGCCGATGTGCAGCGCCCGCCGCTTGGTCTTGGACACCAGCCCGACCTCGGCCGCCTTGATCGCGTCGGCGGCCAGGTTGATCATCTTGCCCATCAGGTAATGGGCGGGCGTCTGGGTGATCGCGGCGAGGTGCACGACGTCCTGCTCGATCGACGTGAGGTAGCCAGTCAGCAGCGCCTCGGGGAACGACCCGAATTTCGCGCCGGGGTCCTCGGACGCCAGCAGCCGGTTGCTGCCGATGTCGAACGGGCGCAGCGCCTGCGTGGTGGTGGTCCCGTCCGGGCTGGCCACGATCTTGCGGGCGATCTTGATTCCCGTCGCCCATATCTGCCGGAACGCCCCGTAGTCGGCGCTCACCATCAGGTTGAACGTCGTCGTGTTGATCCGGTCGATGATGCTGGTGACCGGCTCGAACTCCGACCGGGGCGGCCCGAGGGTGCGGGGCTGGGGCCGCACCTCGATCATCGACACCGCGCCCACCGGGTTGACCTCGACCTGCGGCACCCCGCCCGAGTCGGGCCACCACGTGGCGATCTCGTCGGGCGTCACCAGCACCTCGACCACCTGGCCGGTGCCGGTGAGCTGTGCCGGGTTGGCCAGCGCCCAGTCGTTCAGCCCGAAGTCGGCCGCCGCGCCGTAGCGCTTGTACCCGGCCAGCCGCTTGCGCCGGGAGCCGGGCTCGTACAGCACCGCGGCCTGATAGGGCGACTCCACGCTGAGCGAGACCCCGGTCGGGTTGCTGTCGTCGGGCTGCACGAGCAGGAACGAGCTGCCGGTGACCAGCGCGTCGGTCTGGAGTAGCTGGGCGTCGGCGTCGAGCTGGTTGGCCTGCCACAGCGTCCACGCCAGGTCGTTGTCCTCCTCGGCCCCCATGCGGAAGCCGACCACCTCCAGGCGCTCGGCGACGGCGTTGACGATCAGCTCGGCCCAGTTGCACCCGGATTCGGCCAGGAACGTGCGGAACGTCTGCCGCTCCTCGGTGTCGAGCAGCGCGATGATGCCGGCCTCGTTCTCCCAGTACGCGGCGAACCCCGAGGCGCGGGCCGCCTGCATGGTGAGCTTGAGCGCGGCGGCCTCGCGGAGCTGGTTGAGCTGGTCGGTGTCCACGGGTGGCCTCCCTACCATCCGGCCGCGATGTAGTCGTTCTCAGGCTCGGCGAGGTGCCGGATCGCCCGGTCGAGCGCCATTATCGCGGCAACGATTGAGTCGATCTTGTCAGTCGAGCGCTGCTTGTCGGGCTTGACGTTCCCGGCCGGGTCGGTGCGGGTGATCAAATTCCCCGCCTGCCACCGGGCCACCGGGTTGCCGCCGTGGCGGTACCGGCCCGACGCGACCAGCCGCAGCAGCTCCTTGGTCGGCCCGGACATCGACGCGAATCCCTGGCCTTGCTGCATGAGGGGGAACCCCTCCTCGATCAGCTCGGAGCTGAGCTGCGTTGCGCCCCACCTGTCGAACGCGACCTCGCGCAGGTCGTAGGTCTCGGCGTCGGCCCGCAGCGCCTCCTTGATCGCCTCGTAGTCGATCACGTTTCCCGGCGTGGTGGTGATCAGCCCCTGCTCGGCCCACAGCGAGGCCCGGCCGCCCGTGCGCCGGTCGAGCTGCCCGATCGCCGATTCGGGGGTGAACACCCGCCACAGCACGTCGTGCCCGCCCTCCCCATCGGGGAAGTCCAGCGCGTAGCTGGCCAGGTCGATGGTCGACGCCAGGTCGAGCCCGGCGAAACAGACCCGGCCGGTGAGCTCGAGTATCGGGGCGGCGGTGTCCCAGGTCGGCAGGTCGATGGCGCGGCCCGCCTGCGCGGTCTGCTGGTTGAGCCGGTACTGCCGGAACGCCCGCTCCTCGACCGGGTTCTTGATCGCCTTGGAGCACTCGCTGCGCAGGATGCGCGGGTCGAGGTAGTCCCCGAGGCCGGGGTTCGCCAGCGCCCACGTGGCCTCGGCGGTCCAGTCGGCATCGCGGGGCGCGGCGTGCAGCACGACCAGCCGGGCGCGGTCCAGCTCGGGGTCCTCCAGCACCCGCTCGGACCATGCCCGCTCGGCCGCGGCGAACCCGGACGGGTCATTATCGGCGGTCGTCGCCAGCACGAGCAGCGGCTGGGACCGGGTGCCGAACCCGGTTCGGAGCGCGTCGTACAGCTCCCGGTTCGGCTGGGCGAGCAGCTCGTCGATGTACGCGGCGTGCGGGCTGGGCCCGAGGGCGCCCATCGCGTCCCCGGCCGTCACCGCGAAGAATGAGGCGGTCTGCTCGTCCCAGATGCGGCGCTTGCCGAGGGCGACATCGAGCCGCCTGGCGAGCAGCGGCGACAGGGTGACCATCCGGGCCGCGGCCGAGTACGCGAGCCCGGCCTGGTCTTTGTCCAGGGCCAGGCCGTACACCTCGGCCGACTCCTCGCCGTCCGCGACGAGCATGTAGAGCATCAGCCCGGCGATCAGTTCCGTCTTGCCGTTCTTGCGCCCGGTCGACAGGTACAGCTCCCGGTACCGGCGCAGATACCTCTCCCAGGTCGGCTCCCACTGCACCGTCCCGAACAGCGGCACGAGCAGCTCGGCCTCCTCCCACCCGGCCGGGATGAACGCCTGCCGGGCGTAGTCCCCTTTGGTGTGCACGAGCAGCTCGCGGAAGAACGCGAGGGCGTGGTCGGCTCGCGGGCGGCAGACGTGCTCCCCTCGCCGCATACAGACCTGCCCGTCGAACGCCCTGCGGCACGGGGGGAACCGGCGGCGATCAGTGCCGGTCATGGCGGCCAGCGTAGGCGTCGGGGCTGGTAGGTGGCCAGCGGCGGGATAGAACCACCTAACCGGGACCGCTGGCCACGACTCCACTGTAGGACCGGCCGCTCGCATTACGGACTGTGAGGTAGACGACACGCAAACCGGCACTACTGGGACGGGGGCAGCGGTTGTAATGGGTGTACGGCCCCCACCCAGGGGGCCAGGGGGCCAGCCCCCACAAGTGGAGGAGAACCACCATGACCAGCACCACCACCACCCAGACCCCCGAGACCAGCGCACGGGGCATCGTCCGAGACACCTTCAAGGGCCACGGCAGGCCGACCGCCCTTGAGTTCTTCGGAACCGCAGTCAAGGCCCCGGCCGAGAAGGGCCTGGTCGCCCACAAGATCGTCGTGGCCGACAACCAGGTCACCCTCAAGGCCCGGAACGGCCGGGTGCTGGAAGGCGGGCAGTTCGGGGTTGCGACCAAGTTCTGGGCCATCGTGCCCGAGGAGGCCCGCACCCCCGAGCCCGTCAAGCAGACCGGCCCCAAGGCCCCGGCCCTGCCCCCGGTCAAGATCACCGCAGCCAAGGGCGGCGACCAGACCGTGACCCCGATCAAGGGCGCGATCGCCAAGGCGATCACGGCCACCGGCCGGTCGATCATGGCCATCAGCCGGGAGCACGGGCTGAACCCCAGCCAGATGCGCAGGCTGAGCCTGGACACCGTGGCCAAGGTCGACCTCGTGCGGGCCGAGCTGATCGCCAAGGCCCTGGGCGTCAAGCTGGCCGACCTGTTCGGTGAGCCGACCGCCAAGGCCAAGGCCGCCACCCCGCCCCCCGCGACCACCGGCCCCAAGGGGAACAGCAGCAAGGGCGGCAGCAAGTCCAAGGCCACCAAGGCGGCCGAAAAGACCGCAGCCGACCAGGCCGCCCGCGAGGCCGCCGAGGCCGCCGAGGCCAAGGCCGCGCAGGACGCAGCCGAGGGCACGCAGGCCGAGCCCACCACCGACCCGGAGGGCACCACGCCCGAGGGCACCACCGAGACCCCGGCCGCCGAGTAGGCAGACCGGCCACCAGCCCCCGGCCACCCGGCCGGGGGCCAGCCTCTGAGAGGGACTGAACCACCATGACAACCACCCGAAACGACAGCCCGAACGAGCAGGTTCGCCAGTGGGTCGAGACCGCCGAGCGGGCCGACCTGCTACGCCTGGTCAACCACATGATGACCAGCGACGTGCGAGCCGCCGTGCTGGCGTACCAGTACGTCGCCGACCGCAGGGACGCAGCCGCCCTGTCAGACGCCCAGCTAGCCTCTGAGCTGGCCAGGCTGGACACCATCGAGCCCGCCACCGAGGCCGACCACCAGGACGGGGGGCAGCAGGCATGACCCGCATCACGCAGGCCGTCCGGTACCTCTGGGACTATGAGGCCGACCCGCCCAAGACCTACGAGGCCGCGACGTGGAGCCCCAACGCCCTCGCCCTGCGGGTGGGCGCGACCTGGAATCACCCCAGCCACGGCGACGGGGCGATGGAGACCGGCCGGTGGGGCGTGATCAGGCGGGCAGCCCCCGCCAGCGCCCGGCCGGTCTGGATGACCTACGACCGGGCCGAGCCCCTGCCGTGGGCCGTCGAGGACCCCGACCACCGGGCCGCGCCCGAGCGGTTCGCCCAACTGGTCGACGCGATGGAAGCCGCAGTCGGGGAGGTGGCGTGATGCCCGCCAGCGACCCCGAGACCGTGACCCTGCGGTTCACGATCAATGGCACCACGGCCAACCCGTATGCCCGGTGGGGGCTGGATCACAACCCGTTCCCGCAGACGGGAATCCACGAGCTGCGCGGGGGTGAGGCCCAGCTCGCCAGCCTGGGCGGCAGGCCGATCCGCGATGCGGCCGACATCCGCGAGAGGCTGGCCGGGTTCGACCCGGCGTTCATCGAGCGGGTCGTCGGGGCATGGGTGCCCGGCGAGATGGTCGGGATCACGGTGACGTTCCCGAGGGCACGGCCCGAACGCATGTAGCCAGGCACGCCAGCGCCCGCCCCGGCCGGGGCGGGCGTTGCCGTCGCGGTAGGGTTCCGGGCCATGCGACCCCTCGCCCTCGCCCTCGCCCTGCTGCTGCTGGTGGCCGGGTGCAGCTCGGCCAGCTCGACCACCACGGCCCCGAGCCCGCGCCCGGCCCCTGCCACCCGGTCGGCGGCGAGCCTTGGCTGCGCGTTCTACACGCCGGTCGGGACGGGGGGCGGCGTGGTCAACGTCAGCGCCCAGGGGCCGGCCTGCGGCGGGTCGATGCTGGCGTGGCTGGTGTCCGACAGCGACCGGCGCTGGATCACCGAGGCGGTGATCCCCGGCGACTACGGAACCCAGATCGCCATGCTGGCCAAGGGCCGGTCGACGGTCCAGGTGTGGACCAGCGGCGTGCCCGTCAGCCCGGTGGGGTCCACCGCGCAGGCGACCACGCCGCAGGCCGCCCTAGCGGGCCGGATCGCGGACGCCCTGCAAGCCGCTGGGTGGCGGCCGGTCTAGAACGCCGGGGCCGTGGTCGTGGAAGGCGGGGCCACGGGGTGCAGGGCCTCGGCGTGGGCGGCGGTCTTGGCCTGCGGCACCACCGCAAAGCACTCCGGGCACAGCTCGGTCGGGGCGTATTCGGCCCCGTCCTCGGTGGCGGTCATGCCGGATACGTCGCCCCCGGCCGGGAGATACAGCTTGACCGGGACTGTCTGTGCTGCCATCGGTGGTCCTCCTCGGGGTGGTTGTCCGGGCCAGCCTAGCGGCTCGGCTCTGTACGGCTCTGTGCCCGGCTGCACCCGTGCCCCCATGCAACCACACCGGGCACCATGCGGCACAGCGCCCACAGCGCGCCCAGGGACGCCCACGGGGCCGGGCGCGGGTCCACGTGAAACGGGGTGCAGCAATTACGCGCAGATTGCGCGTGCAGCTCGCGGCGGGGGGCAGAGGGCGGGCATGACGCAGACGCAAGGCTGGGTGATCGTGGTCGAGCTGGGCATCGTCGCCCTGGCGTACCTGGTGTCGCTGTTCCGGGGGCCGCGTGCCCTGCCCTAGCTGAGCAGCCGCTGGGCTCCCTCGGCGTGGTGGTGCACGTCGACCCGGATACCGGCACGGGCCGAGGGCGTCAGCCCGAACTCGCGGGCGAACATGCGGACCTCGATCGCGGCGTCCCGCGCCTGGCTGTACGCCGGGTTCTTCACCAGGATGCCCTCGCGCTGGATCACGGGCGGGGACTTGGCCACGATCTCGGCCAGCGTGCGCCACCGGGCCACGGCCTCGCAGTAGCAGGCCAGCGCCGTGGTGTCGGCCGCGGTGAGGGTGTGCATGGCCTCAAGGTGCGGGGCCACCCGGTCCCACTCCTCGACCGCCAGCCGCGACAGGTAGCCGGGCCGCTCGATCGGGCCGGGCAGCGGCCGGGGCTCGTCCAGGTTGATGCGGCGCCGCTCGTCGCCCCGCACGAGCTTGAGCGACGTGGGGGCCGGGGCCGGGCCGCGCCTACCCACGGCCGACCAGCTCGGGCACGAACGCCGACCACTGCGCGGCCATCTCCTCGGCCAGCCCGGACAGTGTCCGCGACCTGCGCTTCCAGCGGTCCAGGCTGTCGGGCTCGCGGTGCACCCGCGCCGCATACGGCGGCCCCACCCAGTCGCCGACCAGCAGGGGCGGCAGGTTCCGCAGCCAGAAGCAGGTCGTCTTGGTCTCGGCCGCGCCGTACTGCCACGGCTCGATGATCAGGTCGGGGCGGCGGATCATCGAGTTGATCGCGCCGGGCGGGTTCTCGATCGCCCAGCGGGGGATCGGGGCGGCCATCAGGGAGACCACGAAACGCAGCGCCGCCAGGCGGGACGGCGTGCCGTGGTGCCAGCGGTTCCCCGAGTTGCACAGCGCCGTGCACGGCGGGAACGCGACCATCAGGTCCCAGCCCTGGTCGAGCACCGTCAGCACGTCGGCCTGGAGGTGCGGGCCGGGCCGCTCGGTCGGCAGCAGGTCGCACGAGGTGGCGTCGACCCCGCGGGCGCGGAAGGCGTCCCGCACGATGCCGCTGAACTCGCACGCGACCAGCACCCGGCCCATCAGTGCACGGCCCCGGCCAGCGACAGCGCGATCAGGGCGCACGCCGCGAGGAACACCACGCCGACCACCACGGGCCGCGCCCACCGGCTAGCCACGGCCCAGCATTCCGAGGTCGCGGGTGAGCAGCACGGCGTGCTTGGCCCCGATGGCGGCGGGCAGGTCCAGGCCGAGGTGCTCGGCCAGCGCGTAGGCGGTGATCACCACGTCGGCCAGCTCCTCGGCCAGCTCGCCGGGGGTGCCCGGCGACCGGGCCAGCCCGCGCACCCGGAACCAGGCGCGGACGGCCTCGCCGGTCTCCTCGCTCAGCTTCAGGACGTGCCACCACTCAGGCAGCGGGACGGCCTCGGCGGCGAGGCGGGCCAGCCAGTTGTGCGCGACGGTCT